CCTCCGGCGGCCGGGTGCCCGGGTGGTCTCCGACGACGACCGCCGACAATGTGCCGATCATGGCGACCGCCGGGGAGTGGATGCATCCCGTCTCAGCGGTGCGCAAGTACGGTCCGGGCTTCATGGAGGCTGTGCGCACCGGGAGGTTCCCCGTCGAGCGTGCGCAGGGGTTCGCTAACGGAGGTTCCATCGGCGGACAGCATCTGGCGACAGGTGGTTTCGTCGGCGCCCTGGCATCGTCGGCGGCTCGCACCATCGTTGTGAGGATGGCCGCCGCCGACGGCTCGTTCGCAGACCTGTCGAGAGCCCTTGCCGCGCAGACGAAGGCGCAGCAGGCCGCGACCCGCGCAGGCAACGCCTGGCGCCGGGCGCGCGGCAAAAACCGGGCCAAGGCCGGAGAGGCGTACAACAAGGCGAAGGACAACCTCAAGACGGCGACCGACAACGCTCAGCAGGCCATCGACGCGTTCGCACAGTCGGCGTCTCAGGCGGCCTCCACCATGTCGTCGGCTTTCCGGTCTGGCGGGTCTGCCGCCGACCTGATGGCCAACATGCGCGAGGGCACCAATCAGCTCGCACTGTTCGAGTCGCAGCTGTCGAAGCTTCGCACCATGGGCCTGTCGCAGTCGGCCATCGACTCGCTGACCGCCATGGGTGTCAATCAGGGGTCCGCGCTGGCCGGAGAGATCGTCTCCGGCGGCAAGGGCATGGTCGACTCGCTCAACCTGGCGGCCTACCGTCTCGATCAGATCGCCGACAAGCTTGGGCGCCAGTCGCTCGCGAAGTTCGGTATCGGCGGCACGGTGAATCGGGCGACACTGGCGGTGGTGGGCGAGTCCGGAGCGGAGTCGATCATCCCGCATGACGGCTCCGCTCGCGCTCGTGAGTTGTGGCTGAATGCGGGCCGTGAGATCGGGATGCTGGGCGACGGGTCGACCTATCACTCATCGTCTCCTCAGACGGTGGTGGTGCAGGCCCCGGACGTCGTCATGCCGTCGACGGTGATGCTGAATGTGCCAGGTCTTGGCACGGCGATCAGGGCGGAGATCGTGTCTGCGCAGACCACGACCGCACGCAACGTGGCAAGGAGCAGACGATGATCACGTGCAACTATATTCCGGATCCGCCGCGTGTCACCCTCGACGTCACCTCCATGCCCGCCGGGACCGCCACCGTGGAGGTGGTACGCATCGACTCCAACGGCGCCGAGGCCCCAGTCCGCGGGGCATCCGATGTGCCGGTGCAGGACACGGCCGCGTGGACCGCCACCGACTGGGAGGTGCCCGTCGGCCGAAAGCCCGTGTGGCGGGCCTCCTACCGGAATGCCGCCGGCGGACTGCTCGGGACCGAGACGGGTTCACTGGTACGTGACGGTGTCGGCCCGGAGCTGCTGGCCAATGGCGGTTTCGATGATGGGCTGACAGGATGGGCGACGACTGGGACGGTGCAGCAGCTCTCCTCAGGTCCGACGCCTCCTCATGCGGTGATCAGTGGCGCTGGGTCGCTGTCGCAGTCCGTCGTCCTGGACCCCGGCGCCGGCACGACGGTGACAGTGTCCCACCAGAACGATCCCGGCATCGGCTCGACGGTGAAGGTGACCCCCGATGTGGGGAATCCGGTGACGGCGGTCATGCCCGACTCGGGCAATGACTGGGTGACCACGACGGTGAACCTGCCGGCCGGGGCGTCATCAGCGACCGTGACCATCGCGGGAACAACGGGATCGACACGGGTCGACAACGTCACGGCGCGGACGGTCGACCACTCCGACGGCACTGTCCCCGCCACAGACTGCGACCTGGCGTGGATCTCCAACCCCTACGATCCCGACAGCGCCATGCTGGTCACCCTGATGGCCGGATCCGACGACGACACCAGCCACGACATGGACGTGTCCCTGTCGCTTCCGGGGCGGCGCACGCATCTGCCGTCGGCTGTCGTCGGGGTGCGCGGACTCGGGGGGTCACGCACGTTGGTTGTGCGCTGCTGGACACAGGATGAGGCGCAGCGGCTGGAAGATCTACTGGCCACGACCACCACACTCCTGGTCCGCTCCCCCGTCATCCGCCACCGCACGGGATGCCTGTATGTCGTGATCGGTGAGGCTCGTGAGATGTCCCACCACAACAGACCTGCCACACCGGAGGCGACCACGTGGACCTTGTCTGCCGACGAGGTTGATCCGGGCAGGCTCGGCATCCTCGTTCCGCCGTGGACCTACCAGAAATCCGCGGCCTACGTGGCCGCCCAGACTGGCCATAATCCGCCCACCTATGCTGATCGGGCCGCCGTCTTCCCCCTGCACATCGACGCCACGAGAGGGGTGTGACATGGGCTGGCACGTCTCCGACACGTGGACTGAGGCCCTTTCGGCACCCCACACGCTGAGATGGCTGGTCTCCAGCGTCCGAGGCGACCAGGTGCTGGCCGACAACATGGAGGTGGCCGACGTCACCTTCTCGGCCTCCCTGTCCGATGACGCAACCCAGATCACCCGCGAGCTCAAGTGCACTGTGGCCGACGCTACCCGCGAGCTGCTGTCAACCGACCCCATGAGTCCCCTGGCGCCATGGGGGCAGCGGTTGCAGGTCCGAGCCGAGATCTCAGTCGGAGCGGCGTACTCCGAGCTGATCCCGGTCGGCGAGTTCCGCATCGAATCGGTCGAGGGCGACGCCGCCACCGCCGTCCTGCAACGCAACGGGGAATGGCTGTACGGAGGCCAGGAGGTTCAGGTCACAGCCCGAGACATGCTCCAGCAGCTGGCCGACGAGACGTGGACCACACCGCTCCAGCGCATCGCCGGGAACACCGACGTCCAGGAACTGGGCAGGATCCTGGCGGGGACCGGAGTGTCCATATCCGCGTCGATGCAACATGTCTGGAAACCGGGCTGGGGGCTCGACTTCGGCACCACCCGACTGGACGCCGCCCTCGCCCTCGCCCAGAACGCCGGGCGGACACTGTTGACCGACCGGGCCGGGCAGCTCGACTGGATCGACCCGACCGTCGGCACCGGTGTCGAGTGGACCGCATCTCCGGGTGAGGACGTGTGGGTGTCGTGGACGCCCGGCGCCGACCGGCAGCACATCAAGAATGGCGTCCTGGTGACCGGGAAGTCGGATGCCGGGGACTACGGTCCTCGCGGCGCCGCCTGGATCACCGACGGGCCGCTGGCCTGGGGCGGTCCGTTCGGCCGCCTCCCGGAGACCATCTCATCATCGACGGCGTGGTCGTCGGCGCAGTGCACCACCGAGGCCGCCAAGGCGCTGGCGTCTATCGGGCCCGCCCGCACCGCCCAGGTGGTGGTCACCGAGCCCGCCAACCCCGCCAAGGACGTTCTCGACACGCAGCACATCGTCACCGACGACCGCACCCTGACCGGGCTGGTCAGCGGCATCGACATCTCAGGGGACGCCACCATGAAAACCACCGTCTCGATCCCGTGGGAGCAGGTGTGGATCTCATGACCGACCATCTCGCATCAGCCATCACCGGCCGCATCGACCGGCCCAGGGTCGGCGTCGTCGCCGACATCTACCGCGACACCGGCGGCGGAGTCGATTACGCCGGGACAGTGCAGGTCGGAGAGCAAATCGTCAACTGCTTCGACGAGTGCGTCAACTGGCGCCACGAGGTCGGCGACCCCGTCGCCCTGGAGTGGGGCCCGGACGGCTCCTGCTACGTCGTCCGTCCGCTGGCACGGCGCCCCCACTACGGCACCGTCACCAAGGTCGAAACCTTCACCAACAGCGTCAACTGCAACTTCACCGACGCCGACGGCACCACATGGCGAGGCAACGCGGTCGGCACCACACCGGCGGTCGGCGACCGCGTGGAGGTCATGTGGACCATCCAGGGGGCCATGTGCGTCAAGGCGCTGTGGTGGACCGAGGGGATGCACCCCGACATGACATGGCCGTGGGCTGCCACCGCCCCCACGCTCCAGACATCCGGGCTCCCAGACCTGGTCCCGGCCGAGCCCGACCCGCGCCTCGACGCCACAGTGCAGGCCGTCCAGACCGGCACGATCCGCGACGGCGCGTGGCGCATGGACGGCGCCTCGGACCGGCTCGTCCAGGGCGCCCAGACTGCACTGGAGACGGCATCGTCTGGCGTGTGGCTGTACGGCGGCGGCCTGGACTTCCTGACAGGGCGCATCATCACCGGCCTGTCAGCCGAGCTGCGACGACTCGACACCGGGCGCGGCGCCGCACAGGTCGCCTTCCGGTTCCACGACGCCCGTACCACCGCAGACATCCCGGCGTGGATCGGCGACCCGATCCCCGGCCCCACCCTGCTGCCCGGCGAGACGGTCACCTTCCCGCTGCCACTGGAGTCACTGGCGCCGCTGGCCGCAGGCACCGCCCACGGCCTCGGGATCGTCGGCGACCAGTGGTGCGAGCTCGCCGGAATCGGCACCACCGTCACCTCAGGGCGCCTGCACATCACCTCGCGTGACGGCGACACCGTCACGACCGGCGGCGACACCACCCCGGCCATCGCCGCCTGAACCCCACCCACCCCGCACAGGAGGAACCCCCATGGCAGGCACCACCGACAACCGCCGCTACCCGTTTCCGGGCCAGCTCGACGCCGACAATGTTCCCGCCGACATTCAAGCCCTCGCCGAGGCCATCGACACCGACGTGGCCGCCGTCAAGGCTGAACTGGCCGCCACCACCGCAGGTCTGGCCACCGCCCTGTCCGGCATGAAAATCGACAGCGGCATGAGCACCATCGAGGGCGGACCGAGCTGGACATACACGCGAACGCGCAACTTCAACTTCTCCTTCTCGTCTCCACCGAGGGTGTTGGTCTCCATCGTCACCGCGGCCGGCGGCACCGACAAGGTCCAGATCAGGCCCATCAACATCACCGCCACAGGATTCACCGCCTGGATCTTCACCGTGGATCGCTCTTTGCTCAACACCTTCGTCGGCCCGGTGCCGATCCACTGGATCGCCATCGGGGCCGCCTGATGAACGGATTCACACCGGACCAGATCGGGGCGATTGTGGGGGGATTCCTCGTCATGATGGGTGCACTCGTCGCGATCATTACGAAGGCCTGGCAGGCACTCGCGGACATCAGGGGCGAGGTGAAACACGATCACGGCTCCTCAATGAAGGATGCCAGCGCCCGCACCGAGGAGAAGGTCGACTCGCTCGGCGCAGCGATGCACTCCGTCGAGACCGCAGTCGGCGGTCTCCGCGACGAGCTGCGGATCATCCGCCGGGATGGCGCGCAGACCCGCGAGGAGGTCGCTCATGTGCGCGACTCGGCCGAGGACACTCACCGGGACCTGCGTGAGGGGCAGGAGCGCCTCAGTGAGCGGATCGATCGCCTCGGGCTAGACCGGCCATGACAGCCGTCCCGCACGGGCACTGCACCGGTCACGTGTGGGTCTGCGGATGGGACGACCACGAATGCATCACACACCAATCAGGAGGACTGATGGCGAAAGCCAAGTACTACCCGCCCGCCAACACCAAAGCGCAGAACTTCGCCTCGGCCTTCGTCGGCAGTGCCATGTCGCCGAACTGTCTGGTGCTGCACACTACCGAGGGGACCAGCTGGCCCAGCTACTCGGGTGGCGCGGTCGCCCCGCACCTGACTGCCCTGCCCGACTTCACTAACAAGCGGCTGGTCTGGCGTCAGCACTTTCCCGTCACCATGTCAGCCCGCGCCCTGGTCAACCGGGACGGCGGGGTGCAGACGAACACCGCCAACTGCATTCAGATCGAGCTCGTCGGCACCTCGGGATGGGCGTCCTCTGAGAACAAGTACGCCGACTACCACCTCGGCGACGAGTGGTACTGGGCCAAGCACGCCACCGACTGGATGCTGCGCGATGTTGCAGCGTTCATCCGCTGGTGCCACACCGAGTGGGGAATCCCATATTCAGCGCCATATGCCTTCGACGACTGGCGCGGAAACCACTCGCACCGCATGAGTAATGCGCAGTGGCGCGCATTTGAGGGCGTCTGCGGGCACTCCCATGTGCCAGAGAACTCCCACACAGACCCGGGGGCTTTCCCCATCGCCCGCGTCCTCGCCATGGCCGCCGGCGGAACCGACACCAACCCAAACGAACTGGAGCTCACAGTGTCTCAATTCAGTGATCTGACCAAGCGCCTGCAGGGCATGCAGGAGCAGACCCACCACGACATCGGCGTCGTCCAGACCAAGCTGGCCAAGATGGACGCCGTGAAGAACCCCCGCACCGGAAAGAGATGGACCTTGAAGGATGCCATCTGGAGCATCTGGTACTACACCCTGGAGAACCGCGACCGCCTGTCCGCCCTTGAGAAGAAGGTGAAGTGACGATGACTGAGGGACAGAGGAAGGCCGTCTATTCGGCGGCGGCGGCTGTGCTGGCCGCGCTCGGCGCGTGGGGCATCGTGGATGCCGCCACGCAGAACCAGATCCTCCAGGTGGTGCAGGGTGTCCTCACCGCACTCATGGCCGTCATCCCGCTGCTGGCCCACCGCAAGGTGGGCGCGTCGGGGGTGGACGATCCTGTCGCGGTCGTCGCAGCCGATCCGGGCATGATACCGCCCGCTGATGTGGTGGACGAGTCGGATCCGGGCATGACGCCGCCGGCTGACGATGAGCCCCGCCACGCCGAACCGCCCTCCGTCATCCCTGACGGCGAGGGCGTCGCCACCAACTGACCACCTACCGGCCCCCGCGCCACAAGGACGCGGGGGCCTCCACTTCCGCATGAGGAGACTTCCATGGCTGAGCCGCTTCCCTCCGATTTTCTGCCGTTCGGGCATGTGGTGGGGCGTGTGATCCGCGCCGTGGGTGACACGGACGCCGACCCTGACAGTGATCCTGAGGCGATCCCCGTCACCGGCAAAGGTCTGGTGCGGTTCACGCCGCTGGAGCTGACGCGCGTTGTGACGGGCACTGTGCCGTCGACGTGGGTGCAGCAGGAGACCATCGCCGCCGACCTCGACAGCGACGGTTTCCTCGCCCTGTCTGGTGAGCGTGGGCTGCTGCTGTGGCCCGGCGCATGGAAGGTCAGCGCAGGCTCCGCGTCGGCCTTCTCATTCCCGCAGTTCACCATCGAGGTGACTGCCGCCCACACCGCCGACAGTCCGCTGGACCTGTGGACTTCCGCCCCCTACAGCCCGCCGTCCGGGACGACTGTGACCACTCTGGTGGTGCCCGCCGGTGCCGCCGCAGGTCAGATCCTCGGATGGGACGGGCAGGAGCTCGTGTGGAAGGAGCCACCGGCCGACGGAGCACCCGGCAAGCCGGGGCATTCGCCGGAACTCACGTGGCAGGGCGATCAGCTCGCGGTGGACGGGGTGGTGTCGGGCCCGCACCTGACTGGGCCTGCCGTGGCCGACACCGGATTCCGCGACATCAAGCCACTACTGGCCACCGGCTGGACCACCGGTGTCATAAAGGTCCGGCGCTGGGGCTCCATGGTGCATTTCGTCGCCGTCGGACTGACAGCCGGATCGGGCGCCACCGGCAGCGCCCTGACCACGGCCCTGCCGGTCGGATTCCGGCCACCCAACTCATCCCCAGCCACCGGCTCCGTCAGTGGCGGCGTCGGCTACATCACTGTCGGCTGGGACGGGCAGATCACGGGCGACACCACCACGAAAACGTTCTCGGGCACCGCCGTGTGGACCACCACCGACCCCTGGCCCACCACACTCCCCGGAACCCCCGCCTGACCACACACTGCCGCCCCTCTCGCATTGCGCGGGAGGGGCGGCCTTTCTTTCGTGCGTCTGCTCCCTCTCATTCTCGATCTTCGATCTTGTGGATCATAGTCTGGGACAGCCCGGTCACCTGCGCCAGGCGGTAGGCGCTCCAGCCGTCCGACAGCATCCGCCGGATGGCCTCGTCGCGGGCCTTGCGGGCGCTGGCCGCCGACCGCGTGGAGGACTCCGCACGCCACGCCAGATCGTGCAGCTCATCCTCCACATGGTCGGCGTGAGACTTGCCGGTGACGAACCACTCGGCCGCCTCGTCACGAGTTGGGAAGGCCGGGAACTCGCCGACCTCCCTCTCTTCGCCGACCTCGTGCATCCGGCGTGCCTCCCACATCGTCTCGGTCCACACCTTGCCGCCGCGGCTGTGGGGGAACTCGACCCGGGAGACCATGCCGAGCTCGTGGCCCTGGCTGTCGGTGACGAATCCGTCGGTGGAGATGTGCAGTCCATCAATCATGATGTGCTCCTGTCTGAGGGTGGGGGCCCGCATCAATGCGGGCCCACGGGGTTTGGGTGTGGGTCAGATGCGGACCACGTGGGTGGTCCTGTCGTCACGGTCCCAGTCGCCGATCCGCTTGAAGCCGGCCTCGCGGAGCGCCTGGTCGATGGCCTCGGGGTCCCAGACCTCGGACTCGGCGACCCCCACGACGTCGACCTCGGCGCCCTCGGCGTCGGTGATCACGAAGTCGGTTCCGGTCTCGGCGAAGGTGAGGGTGAGGGTTTCGGACATTTCGGGCTCCTTCTCGGGGTGGTTCCTACTGACAAGATCAATACTAAACCAGGTTGCGGGCCATGCGCAACCCGGTTGAGCAAACTGGATCAGATCACCCCATCACCGTGAGGCCCCCGGTCCGACTCCCATGCGCGTTTGACTCACACATTGACTCACTTGCAGACCCCAGGATCGTACTCTGACCCGCTCCACAGGCCGATTCTGAAGGTACCGTCCCGAAATCC